TTTACGACCAAGATAGGAATTAAAGATTATAATATAATCAACGAAGCTATCAAGAACAAAGATATAAAAACTATCCAAGAGGTCAAAAAAAGGACTAAAGACGAGAGATTAAAAGAAAGCCTAGACATACTATCCGATTATATACAAGAATAGGCAACAGATGGTAGATTAGGAATAACGGATCATCCACGATACGGATGTTATCAACATAATTTGCATTATATGGCAGAGGATACAACAACGCTGGAGAGCGAAACCACTCAAGATACAACTACTGAAACACCAGTAGAAGAGACAAAACAAGAAATCCAAATTCCAAAATCAAGGTTTGACCAGGTTAATAAAGAAAGAAACGAATATAAAGCTAAATTAGCAGAATTCGAAACCAAAATCGCCGAGGAACAAGGTAACTGGAAACAAATTGCAGAGACCCGAGAACAGGAGCTAAAGGATGTACAAAATAGGTATAGACAAAGCAATCTTGAAAAATCTCTAATACAGGAAGCAGTAAAGTATAATCCTCACGACTTAAAAGCAGTTATGAAGTTTATAGAAACTGATAATGTGACTGATGAGACTGGTGAGGTTAACATCACAGGGCTTACATCAGAACTAACTCGTATCAAGACCGAAATGCCCTATCTTTTCAAAGCTGATACAACTAGCAACGCTGGGAACGCTAATGGAGGAAACTCCTCAAGCTCAACTGGTGTTATATTTAAAGAATCACAATTGACAGACTCTGACTTTGTGGCTAAGAATATAACAGCTATTGCTGACGCTAAGAAAGAAGGACGAATATTAATAGGACAATAAATTAAACTACCAATATGGCCAATGAAATAACAAAGTCATTACTTGACTCATTCATCCCTACTGTAGCCGCTGCTACAGCTATGGAGACCTTAAAAGCAAATAGAGGAATTTCTCGATTTGTTAATACTGATTTTTCAAACGATGTTAGATCTTTTGGAGAAGGTGTAAAAGTTGGGTTCTTAGGAAGTTTAGGAAGAGCTGATACCAAAGTAGAAGGATCTAACTATGCTTTAACAGGACCATCTGACAGTGATGTAACAGTTACTCTTAACCAACACAAACACAAGACTGTTCTTATTACAGATGTAGGAAGAGCATTGGCACGACCAGATGTACTACAAGGATATATCGACGAAGCTATTAGTTCAGTATTAGAAGAAGTAGATATTTCTGTTGCATCTCTTGGGGCATCTTTAACAAATTCAGTTACTCCTACCTCTAATGCTTATCAAGATTTAGTAGATCTTAGAAAAACTTTAGTTAAAAACAAAGCTCCTCGTTCTGGGCCTTTTATCTTTACATTAAATGAAGATGTATATGCTAGTTTGTTAAAAGATACAAATATTAGCAAAGCTCTAGAATTTGGAAGTTCAATGCCAGTACAGGATGCTGTAATTCCTAAAGTAGCTGGATTAGGATTGTTTGAAACTCAATTAATCCAATCAGCTGGAAGCCCAGTATTAAAACAAAATATGGCTTTCCACAGAAATGCTTTTGCAATTGCTGTAAGACCACTTCCAACTGATGGAAATGGACTTGGAGTAAAACAAGGAGTATACAATGACCCTACAACAGGATTATCTCTAAGATTAACTATGGGATATGATGCTGCACAAGGTGGAATGTTCGCAAGAGCTGAAATCCTTTACGGTGTTGCTATCATGAGACAAGAATTAGCAGTAGCTTATAGAACAGTTTAATCTATACCCTACTTACCTACTATTAAGAGCTTGAAATATAGCTCTTTTTAGTTTATAATAAATATGTAACAATTAATCATATCAAGTATGAAAATAACTAAACAAGTAGATAGTTTATATAGCTGGGTAGATAGACATAATAAAGATATATTTGTTAAATTATTAGAATTATCTGAAGAACAAGGAACAGCTATAAAAAAAGGTGATTCTGGTAAAAGTATTGCAATATCTTTAGAAAAACAAAAGCTATTAGGTTATTTAATAAAAAATTGATATGAAATCAATATACTATGCTACCCCACCGCTTAAGACTAAAATAGGCGGTTTTGGCAATGTAGCCAACACTTGGTATAGAATTAGTCAAGAAGATAAAGAAATAACCTTAGAACTAGAAAATAAAGGGCAGGATGTAGGTTTTCTATACTATCAACCACCACAAGTGCCAATGTTAGATGGGTGTAAAAAGAAAATAGGATATTTTATGTTTGAGTCTACTAAATGTCCACCTGATTGGGAGCCTTATATTAAACACTTAGATTTACTTATAACACCTAGCAAGTTTGCAAGAGATATATTCTATAATCAGTTTGGAATAGATAGTATAGTTATACCACACGGAATAGATACAGATTTATATAGCTATAAACCGCGACCAGAAAATAGAGTGTTTAAGTTCCTCCATTACAATGCTTTTGACTTTAGAAAAGGCTTTGACATTGTAGTAGATGCTTTTACTCAAGAGTTCCACCAAGAGGAATGGGTAAAGTTAACAGTAAAAGGAGTTGGTGGCAATAACTACCCTTATATGAATTTAAATATAGAGTCTATTATAGAAGATTACACTCCAGACCAGTTAGTAGATCTATTAGCCAGTCACGATTGTTTTGTATTCCCATCTAGAGGTGAAGGCTTTGGGATGACACCGCTTGAGGCGATGAATGTAGGTATGCCAGTTATAATTCCTAATGCACACGGGATAGCTGAATATTTTGATGAAAGATATTGTTATGAAATAGGTTGTGATATGAGTAAAGCTGTATATCATAGGCAAGATTATGATCAGCATGATTTAGGTTTATGGTATGAACCTAGAATTAAATCATTAAGAAAACAAATGAGACAGGCTTTTAACGACTGGAAAGCAGAAAAAGGACAATTTAGAAGAGGATTAGATAAGAAGCGGTCAGAGTATGCAAGTCAATTTAGTTTAAGGAAATCATATAATGAGATAAGGCAACAGATGGTAATATAAAGATATATATTTAAGAATAAATTTATGAAAAGTCAACTTAGTCAATTAGCTCCAGATGTAACATTAGCATCACAAATAATTACAGCACAAGATGGAACAACTGCTACATCTGTCACATTAAACGCTTCAACTTCTATGATTAAAGTATCTTCAGTTGGAAATACAGTCTTAATAAGATTTGGAGATGCACCTACAACTTCTATCTTTGATGATTTTGTAGTAAATGGAAGTTCAGAATATATTCCTGTAAAATTTGGAAGTGCTAATGTGCAATTTTTAGCAACTACAACTGCATCTACTACTAGAGTTAGTGTAATCCAAAAATAATATATGTTGTCTAGAAACCTTACTAAATTAAATTGGTTAGGTAAAACTAATAATACACAACTATGGACACCAAATCAATTGTCTGCAGATTTACAATTTTGGGTTGATGCTTTAGAAACTAGTTCTATTACTCTTAATGGCTCTAATGTGTCTCAATGGAATGATTTGTCTGGTAATAATAGACATTTAACTCAATCTAGTGGAAGTTTACAACCGCTATACATAACTAGTGGAGCTGGTTCTGTTGGTGTTGGTATGGATGGAATAGATGATGTAATGAGTACTGCTACATTTACAATAAATCAACCGTTTACTAGATTTTTAGTAGTCACTCGTAGAGAAGCTAGTGCAACTGGAACAATTATTAACTCTATCTCTGGTACTCCTAATTCAAATATGGCAAACAACTCAGCAACTAGAGTGCTTATGTTTGCAGGTACTGCTTCTTTGGTGTCTGGTCAAGACACTGTTAATGGGCAAAGGTCTCAATTTGGAACTATTTATAATGGAGCAAGTTCAGCCTTATGGAATAATGGTACTTCTACAACTGGAACAAATCCTGGAACTAATGGAATGAACGGAGTAAGAATTGGTGGTGGCGTACCAGCTCCTTATGTATATCACTCTGTGCTTATTCTAAATAGAATACCAACAACTGATGAAAGACAAAAAATGGAAGGATATTTAGCTTGGCGATACGGTATACAATCTAGTTTACCTGCAAATCATCCATTTGTAGCTAGTCCTCCTTCTGTATAATTTATAAATATGTTTACCAAAATATTACTTATAATAGCAACTATATTAAAATGGTTAGCTGTAATTAGTCAATTTATTGCAACAATATATTTCTTTTTTATTACTGAAAATAAAACAGTGCCAGGTTTTATATTAGGATTTGTATTTATAATGTTAATTGGAGCAGGAATGCAATTGATTATAAATATACAAGAAGATAGATAAGGCAACAGATGGTAAACTTATAGTAATAAACCTATAAGATTATGGCATTAAACACAATATTATCACATCCAGACCAAGACTCTTATGTAAGCATTGCTGAAGCTAATGATTATTTAGCTGTTAAGCAGAATTATTCACATTGGGCTGGGTTATCCACAGTACAAAAAGAAGGTTTCTTAAAACAAGCCGCTTTGCAAATGGATCAACTAAGGTATAAAGGATATAAAGTATATCATACAGATAAAGACTACCGTAGAGAGCAGAATTTAGCCTTCCCAAGGGTTAATATAGACAGGTTATACTATGGCAATGTAAGCAGTGCAACTAGCACCACAGTGTCAGTTTTGCAGTTAGGAGGACAGCAGTATTTAGCTGATGATGTTTTAAATGGAGGAGTAGCTGTAATTAGAGAAGGTACAGGTAGAGGGCAGGTAAGAGCTATAACAGATTGGACAAGCTCTACAGGCACAGCAACCGTGTCAGGGTGGGATATACAACCAGATACAACTAGCCAAGTGTTATTTATATCTCCAATAGATAAAAAGATAAAGAATGCACAGATAGAACAGGCATATTTTTTGAGTAGATATAAAGATGAGGATATATTAAATATAATCTCAGGAGTTAATTCATACAAAATAGGAGATTTGTCTGAGACTTATGGTACAGATAGTGTAAGGTTTGCACTAGTCGGAGGTATGCCATTCTCCCCTCTTGCTAATCAGTTATTACAAGGCTTGATTGATACAACAGGCTATATGACATACTAGTATGATTGATTTATCCAGATACTT